TGATGGGACGATAGCCCCAGAGATGATGTTGTTTCCATAGAGTAGAGATCCTGAGACAGGCTCACGAATACCATCTATGTCAACTGGTGGTGCGGCTATGAAAGCTATGATAAATGCTGTAGCAGCTGTTAATAGTGCAGGGATCATAAGAACACCAAACCAACCGACGTAAATGCGGTTGTTGGTGCTCGTTGTCCAGTCACAGAAACGCTGCCAGTTGTCAAATGGTTTTGTTAGTGTGGCTGTAGTCATTTATAAGAGGGGTTTAAAATATTCCTGGAATGATTTGTCCAGTTGTGATGTATGCTCCTAGAGCAGCTACGATTCCAACCATGGCTAGTTGACCATTGGTTCTTTCGGCTTGCTCCATGAGAAAGTTTTCTTCGTTTTCGTTCATTAATCTTGGGGGTGTTTCTTTAGCAAAGATATTTTGCTTACCGTATTCGGTAGTTGTGGTCATGGTAAAAAAGGTAGGTGATAGGCGATGATGAACTGTCAGGTCGCCATGTCTACCTACTTCTTAGGTGGTCTACCTTTCTTAGTACCGTAGGTTCCTTTTCCTTTTGGCATTAGCTTTCATCCACTACTTTGTTCATTTCTCTACGTTCTTTTAAGAACTGGTTTTTCCGTTGCTTATCAAGTAGTATTCTTTTTGTTTCTTGTGCTGAAGCTTCTTCAGTTTTAAGAATACCTTTCTTCTGATTAGCTTTTTGTTGTGGAGTTAAGTTTTTCTTTTTACCAAACAAATTCATCATAGTTAAAAATCAATGTTAGAACGTTCAAGTTTATTCATGACATCCCGTCTATAGGCAGGGTCATTATCATATCGTGGGTCACTCATAGCTTCAACAACTTCTGGTTGGCTACGGAATACATCACTAGAAGAGGAAGGTGCTTTACCAGTAAGTAGATTACCATCTGATCCTACAGCGTTTTCATACTGAGCATTCAAAGCTTGTACTGCAAAGTAACAAGCAGCTGGATCACCTTTATCAATTACAGAATCAAATAAAGCTACTTGATCTTCTGAAAGATTATCATTAGCCCAACCCATAATCTGTTGGTACTGATTTTCTCCTCCTATAGAATCTTTTAACTCTTCTACATTCTCTTCTGTTAAACCCTCTGGTTCTGCATTAGCAACTTGATTACGGAATTGTAAATACATTTTAGCTAACTCACCTGGCCTTTTACTGGCTAACTCTTGTAAAGTTTCTTCCGAAAATTCTTCACCAGAAATAGTCTCTTGCCAAAGTGTGTCTAAAATATCTTCACCTTCTACAGGTTCATCTTCAGTTTCTTCTTCATATTCTTCTTCTACTTCTTCACCTTCTTCTGGTTCATCTTCAGAAGACTGATCTCCAAGCTTACGTTGTAGTTCAATGTGAGCTTTCTCTAGTTCTTCTGCGTTTTTATATTTACCAGCTAGTAATGATTCTTGTTGTTCTTCTAACGCCTCACCTACCTCTAGAGATTCTTGCTCATCAGAGTTTAGTGTATCGGACGTAGTAACAGTATCAGTACCAGCATCATATGTTAATGTTTCTGCCATATTTATTCAGGTGGTTGTAATTGATCAGCTAATTGAGGGTTCTTAGAAGGGTCAGCTAGTGGTGCTTTCAATGCTTGAGCATCAACTTTTTGTTGTTCTAAATTCATAGCTTGCTGTTGCATTGCTTGCTTCTCTTGCTGTACCTCTTGCATACTTCTTACAAGGTTAAGAATATCTATACCTTGTGCAGCTGCAAGACGTTTAATAACTTCTTCTTGATTAATAAATTGACCTATAGAATCTGGACCCATAGTCTGTGCTATGGTAGTTAAGAATGCTTGTAAGCTTTCTCTATCTTGTCCTCTTCCAAGAGCATTTATCCCTGCTACTATTGTAGGTTTAACTAGCTTCTTAGGTAGACGTGGTATCTCACCAGTCTTTTGGAATACATTAAGTTTTCTATTTAAGTAAGGGACTAGGAACTCAACTGTAAGTAAACTAAATAGACCACCAAGTTGTTGTTCTAGTTCCATCTGTGTCATCCGAACTTCTTCAGCAGTAGTACGTTCTGAGTTTCTAACATTCAATATTAAGAATGCTTCTGAAAGTCTACGTTCTAACTGTGTTGCTAATTCAAATGCTGTTTTAAAGTCAGCAGTTTTACCTACTTGAACCACACCTATATCATCAGGACGACCCTGAACAATAGCACCATTACCAGCATTAGCTAGTGTTTGTGGTTTGGTTGTGCTTGATGGTGAGACAGTAAAGACCACTTTAGCTGCAGCTGCACTACCCTCAACGAGAGCTTGCATCAATGCTTCAAGTGATTTAAGATCACCCATAAATTCTTCTACCCTACCACGTCCGTAGACTTCTCCATCAACAGTATTGAATCGTAATGGTAGCCAAGGTGAAGCTTCTATTGGAGCCTTACCTTTTGAGGCAGGTAGTGTATAGTCATGTACTTCTTGATGCCAAATGAATCTATTATTATCACGTGTGATATGTGTATAGATGTCGCACTCTTCTTGATTTTTATCACGAGTGTCATCTACTACTGTCATTTGCTTACGCATCAGTACCTCTTCTGGTACTTGATTCTCTATTAACTTATAATTAACACGTTCTTTTGTGACAATTTCAATCACGTTGCCGTTGCCATCTCTATCTATAACATAACGGTTTAAAGGATACATCTTTAACCCTTCCTTACCCATGAATATCAATACATTACCTGCAACAATCAAGTGTTTAAGTGCTTGATGTATGACTACTCGGTCACTAGAAGCAGCTATTGATTCAAGGATTGTTCTTTCAATCTTAGCAAAAGAAAGATCTAATTCAGATCTAGCTTCAGGAGGAAAACCTTCGCCAGCTAATACTGAATCATCTAATTGTAATTTAAAGAAGCTAGTGTTAGGAGGTACTAAAGCTAACATCAATTTAGATGCAAGCGTTACTACTCCTTTAGCTCCTACGCTTTGCCAAGGAGTTATTAAATTCTTAGCTCCACGATGTTCTTCTTCTTCTCTTACTAATTGTGGAAGTGTTAAGCGTGTAGCTTGTGTAGCTATGCTTAGAAATTGTGTACGGTCAGTGGATAAACTATCATAACGTTGTTTAGCTGTCATCGTTTTATATATTTAAAGATTTTAATCTTAATGATCTACCTAATTGTCCAGTTCCTTTAGAAGTTTTACCTGATTGAAACGCTTTTGATCTTCTTGTTTGTACACCAGTTGCACTATCATCTAACATTTTATAACTCATATTAGCTGAAAGATCTCTTAAACGTTTATCAAAAGCACTGCCTTGTGAAGTTATTTTATCACCTAAAGAAGCTTGCCCTGCTTTAAATTTACCTTGCCAATCAGTTTGCATATCATCTAATCTAGTACCAAACTGACTACTAGCTTTACCTAAAGCTGATTCTAAGTCTAAATATTTTTTAGTTGTTTTAGTACTTAGATCTCCTATCTGTGATTTTAAATCTGTTACATCTGATTTATAAGTAGAGCTTAAGTTTTTTAATTGATCACCATATTTAGTATCAATAATATCTTCTACTTGTTGTAAGGTTCCATCACCTAAACCAGCAAATTGATTTTGAAGTGAATGTATATCTCCTTGGGCTGCTTGAATATCTGCTAAAACATCTGATGTATCAATTTCTGGTATATCCTCAGTAGATTCTGAGTCAATAACATTGCTAGTATCTACAGTTTCGACTTTAGATATAGCGTCATTAATCTTTTCTTCAGTATTATTCTTTGCCTCTACTACAACATCTTTAGTGTCATCCTCAGCTTTAGTGTCATCCTTAGCTTCAGGAATTGTATCAAGCTGATACTCTCCTAATTTGTTTTCTTTTTTAAATGCGTCTAACTCTTTATACTCATCACTTTTCATAATATTTTCTTTAACTGCAGTAAGAGTTCCTTTACCTGCTTCGTTCGCACCTAAGCCTTCTTCTCCAGTCCACCAAGATGCGTTCTGATCATTGCCAGCAAAGTCAGCAACACGATTAGCACCGAATAACTCTGTGTAGATATCTTGTACTTTACCTTTGGCTTCAGAACTTATAGCTATATCGTTTCTGATTTTTTCTAAATCATCACCAGTACTTAAAAAATGTTCTAAACCACCTGCGTCAGCATCTCTTCCAAGAATGTCTTGGTAGATTTGATTTATCCCTGCTTTAGTAGCCATAATTATTCCTCACTCAGTCGTTTTCTAATCCACTCAACAACTGAACGTTGACCAGATCTATACATAATTTTCTCCATTGATTCATCGGGAGTTGGATTTAAAGGTGGATGGATTTCCTCAAGCTCATTTAATATAGACTCAATTGTGGGTCCAAGTATCGGCTCAAGAGTATTGGGGTAGATTGACATTGCTATGTTCGAAAAAGGCAGGCATTCTGGCTCTCTTAGTTTCGGAAAGCTCTGGAGCTTTTCCCTCATACATAAGACGATCACTAGTATCCAGCCAAAATTTTTTACTTAAATATTTATCGCCATAGGTATTTTTACCTAGGGGTTCCATAATCCAGTTAATCGTGGCCTTCCTGAGTTTGTCCAAAGAATTACTAGGCCGTAAGCCCATATCGTGACATACAAGGCTATTAGTGGCCACGTGTATCTGTTCGTCTCTGGATATATCAGCTGATACCGTTCTGAGACCAGCATCGCCATTAAAACGAAAAAAAGGAAGTAATACAAAGAAAATTGCACGTTCAGCTACCAAGGCTTTAGTGAGTGTGTGGTCAGGGTGCGCTTCCCACGCATCCCGTAGTCGAAAAGCCTCTTGTTCAGACTTCTCATCAACGCCTATAGCGTTTGTTATATAGCCAAGGGCAAGATCATGTTTGATCTCATCCTTGACATTGGATTCTAAAAGAGTCCGTGCTGATTGGGGAACCTCTTTTTCAAGTGCCTCTGTAATAAATTCGCCAACTGGTAGCTCCATATGGCGTATTGCGAGAGCACGGTAGATGGTTTCTTCAGCTCCAGATTTAAGCTTTCCAGCTTCTGTTTGGACGGGTGTCCAAGT